AGGCCTCCAAAAGTTCTTTTTACCGATATATTTTTTGTTTGTACCCAATTCTGTGATAACATACACAAATCCTTGGTAGTCATCTGGGGTTTCATTGTATTCTGATTCATTATAGTACCACATACTATTATATATTATTTTCAGATATGTCTTCTATATTAGCTTTACTTCCACAAATTGAGCAATATTCTGGATGCTCACCGTTATTAACCAGTACAATCGTTGTCGATTCGCACTCCTCGCATTCTATCCGGTATTCGTTTTCCACTTTGCTCTAATATCTCCTGTTTACGTTGATCATCACAGTAAAACCACTCTCTAATTTCATTAGAAGAACGACCACAGCCTTCGCAATGGTCGTCTTCTATTTGGCATACCTTTACACAAGGTGATGGAATTCTAGAAATCGATTTCACAAGCCCCGCCTGCGCATGCAGCCGCCCCGATAGTATCAACGTCTGTAAATTTTTGTTCTGTTAGATCTTTCATCCAATCTACAGGTTGCAAGTTCTGTTGGATTTTATTCCACTTATGCAATAAGTACGCATCCTTTAAACAATGCTCTGCTTTTTTAAGATCACGCTTAAAATAATTGTTGGCAAAGTTTTCATAGCGACGAATCCAATCTTGCCTTGCTGAATTCTCTGCAGATTCCAGACTAATATCAAGACCAAAACCTTGAGCAGTTGAGCATGCATCCCATAGATTTGGGAATACTTTGATTGCATCGACAACCAAACCTGAAGCAAAGATAGCTGCAGTACCATAATCCTTTACCATTTCTTTTTCTGTAATAACCGCAGTGTTTGGCGCCTGATTATAGTCTTTATCTCCAGTTGGAGAAAGAAAAGAAATACCAGAGAATGAATAACGGTTATCAAAAACATACTGTTCTACTTCATCCCAGTTATCTACAATAATTGTATTCGATACGTTATGAAGAATACCTTTATCTGCACAAAGATCTTCATTTGTACCCGCAGTAACCCAGTGTTTGTGTGCTTTCTTTACAAGCTCAAGATGTTTTACTCCATGAAGTTCATCTTTAAGATATGATCCTTTCTTTGGAACAATCGGAAACGACACCACAACATCAGTTCCGTTTGCAGACCATACAGATTCTTCAACCATATAAGGATTTGTTTTAATAATAGCCTGAGTAATTTCAGACTCTTTATTCATTTGAACATTTCGGATGTAAAGGCTAGAATGTTCGGCATGAATTCCACTTGCTGTTTGGAGTAATACTGAAGCGTTACCAGATGGTTTAACACAAGTAGTGCGAGCAGCAGCATTAATGCCAATGATTTCTGCGACTTCTTTGTTAATTTTCTTAACAATCTTTGCTCCTTTTTCTAGAACTTTTTCATCAAACAATACTTTTGGATTATTCATCCATCCAGTAATTGATACACCGAGAAGTGCTTCGCGATCAAAAATCTTCTTTGATACAGGACTTAAAAAGTTAAAGTCAGTGTACCCTGCTTGTAGGGTACCGAGGATAGACGCTGCACGGCATGCCTTATAAAAGTCTTCCTCGGTATGGCACATACCACCATTAATCTCTGTCAAGTTACAGCCTTGCCAGCCAGATTCTCCATCGAGTTGAGGGAACATACCAATCTCTACACATGGATTTGTAGTATGCTCTTTCGAAGTGGTAAAATAGAAACCTGGTTCACCAAAAGATTTGACAGAATCCATGATTTTTGCAAACATTTCGGGTGTTGCTTCATCACGGACAATAACTGCGCTGTTGTTTGATCTACCACGCTGTGGATTATCGACAAACCAGTTTCCTGTTTTAGCAGTCATCATCTCATCATCTTCTGGAGAAAATAGACAAATAGTAGCCGAGCGCCGTACACCTCCTGAAAGGACAGCATCTGCAGCATGCATACAAATATCGTATACAGTAATAGGTTTAATATCTAATGGATCTTTTGTATCCATGACCATGCCTTGTAGCATATATTCGATCTTATCAAGAGACTTACGTAATCCTTCTGGTCCAGGAGCTTTAAATCCACCTGAGATTTTAGCACCTTTTGGCCGAATATTTGATAAGTCAAAGAAGACACGGCGACTTTCAAACTCAGGATATTTGCCACCTCCCACAAAATAGGAAGATAGCAATACATCTAGAGCAGATGCCCAACCTTCGATTGAGTCTTCTACGATATAGCCTTTAGCTTGTTTTGTCCGCTGTTGAATTTGCGGCAACTTTCCAACGTGGTGTTGTTGTACAGAAAAACCTGCGCCAGCACCACATAGTAAAATATAAAAATATTCACCAAAGAATGCAGGCCGATCGGCGTATGAAGAAGTACAATTATACATCCGCATTTGGTGTTTCATTAATTGATCGCCACCAAATTGTAGAGCGCGTTGTGCACCAAGAACGCGTTGTTCTTTATATGCTTGTTTGGCTTCATCAATAAATGGCTGCAGTTTGTTTCCTTGGGATTTATAATTTTCTGTGTGCATAGAGACAACCCGATCGACTGCCTCATCCCAACTTTCGTATGTGCCCGTACCTTCTTGAAATCGAGAGTAACCATCATAAAATTTGGTTTCGGACAAAAACTCTCTTGTGTCTACAAACTGCGTTTGCATACCTAGTACCTCTTCTTTTATTGTTTAATAGATGTAGTATTATATATCATTTTCACTGTTTTGTAAACAGCTAAATCACACTTCGGGAAGAAAATATTTTTCAATCATTTCAATTTGATCATTATATTTTGCAATTTCAGTTAATTCAATTTCGATTGCTTCAATAATATCCGAGTGTTCTCCAATGCCTGCTGGATTGGCAAGATATACTTCTACGTTTGCGATATGTTTATCTACATGACCCTTTGCATGAGTCAGCGCGCTGGTAATTAATAGGTCTCTCATATTTTTCATTATTTTTTCCTTGCTTTATCAATTGCTCTGGAACCAAACCAAAATGAAATGATAGCTGCAAAGATTGCCTTTGTATCTTCATCCCATAATAACTGAATTGCTTCAGAAAATTCGGTTCCTTTTTCAAGTGCTTCCATTAAAAGCGTAATTTCAATAGTAGCGAATAGTCCAAAGAACGCATAGGTAATTACTGGTCGTACAGATCTCTGCAATCCAGAGATAAACCCTGTTCCTTTGTTAATACTTATATCATGTTGAATCAGACGATCGTGCTCTTTGTCTGCACCCATCTGTTCGTAGACCTTAATTTCATGGTCGTAGCCTTGAGCTCTTAGCTCGGCCATTGTCTTCATTTTTTCAATTTCATGCTTCTTATCCGCTTTGTCTTTAAACGAATCTGTAATCGCAGGTACTGCAGATGAGGCAAAACCAATTAATGATCCTAATAACGAAAGCATTATAATATTCCTTTTTCTTTGTAATAGTCACGAAATCTTTTGAGTAAAAGGGGTTGACCCTTTTTCTTACGACGGTCGTGTACTCTATTTGTTTTAAACTTTGGACCCATAGCAGTATCAGCAGGATTAGGAATATCAGCAGTTGTAGTCATATCTTCATCGACTTTTGGTTTATCGTGAGTATATCCCATTTTTTTCATTTTAAGATGCTCTGCCTCTTTTTCAGCTTTATAACCTTTTCCAGTTTTTGGGTCATACATCATATGTGGCTTAAATTTTTTATCCATTGCCTTTTCCTATTGTGAACTAAATCCAGTGGGGATTGTGTAGGTTTCTTCGCCATTTTTTCTTACAGTAATATTTTGTTGACCGTTACTAGACGAACCATTACCTGTACTAAGATAGAATGGATCACCAGCATTACCATTCAGTGTAGCTCCGCCTGTACCTGCTGCTGGGTCGCCAATCCATGTACCATTTTTTCCGAACCAAATCTTTCTAGTAGTTGTATCCCATGCTAACATAATTCTAGTTCCTGCTGCATTCATAGCACCAAGATTACTGCCATAAGCAACACCATATCCGTTACCATTATTAAAATATCTTGAGTGTTGTTTAGTCGCTGTATTATAACCTTGATTTGTTTGATCAGTTGTAAAGCCAATCATTGCACCAATCTGACAACCAGCTAAAACTTCAAGTTCCATATATTTCTTACCAAAGGCTAATGCATTACTTATAACATTACCACTACTAGCTGTAAGAGAGTTATGGTCATGTGTCCATCCATCAACGCTTTGGCCGCCTTCACTTAAACCAGTAATTGAACGCTTAGTAGAGTTAACAGCATCAGAGAATACTACAGGTACGGTGAATGCTAATGTTATTGTTGTTGAGGTAGATATGACATGAGTACCATCAGTTGCTTTTACTCTAAATATAAATGAACCTTCATGTGAATCATTAGCTGATGGCAAAAGACTAATACGAGGTCGAGTAGGATGTGTAGAACTGTCGATTAGGCCTTTACCGCCTGATCCGCTATCATCACCATATGCGCTATCTAATTGCAAAGGATATGATGGTACCATCTCATAAGAATATTCTATAGGAAATCCTTCAAAATCTTCTGCAGCAGAAAAAGTTAGGGTAGTTATTGCACTGTCAGTAACACCAAGATCTCTTCGAGTTGGACCTTTTAGTTCGATTGCACTCGCTAAATCAGAGTCCCACGTAATAGTTTCATTTGAGCCAGAATAAACTCTGTCCCATTCTGTACCATCCCAATTAAACATGGCTTTTTTATCTGTAGTAAATGCTAAATCACCAGCAGTATTACCAGAAGTTGGCAGTGCCGCAGAATTTGCATAGATAGTAACTCCTCCACCGGTATCAGAAGCACCAGAAGAAGCACCTAAATTTCCTGCAATTGTGCGAGACTTACTCATTTAATATCCTATACGTACGGTGAATCACCAAGTGTTGCAGTATCCCATGCAGCTTTAAGCTCAGCAATTGTTGTAGCATCTGTAATTGCAGCTGCGGCAGGTGCATTACGTAGAGCAGTTTTCTTTGTCGCGGATGCAGCTTTTGCAGTATCATCATCGTCCTCGATAGCGCGCATATACTTTACATCTTCTGATTCTAAAAGAGGTTTACGAACCTCACGGATTTTATCTTTAAATAATACTTTTGCAGCATCGAGATCTTCACTGATAACATCACCAGATAAAGACCAAGCACCACGAAAAAGACGATCAGCTGGCACTGTTACTGCACTTGCATCAGCCTGATTACCATCTTTGTCAACGATATAAGTAGTTGGCATTTTATTTTCTCCTAAGCAGCTTCTCTGCTATTTATATCAGGATCTATCTTCCAAGCGTTTCGCCACTCTCTTGTTTGTGGTAGTTGCTCTTTTGTACAGATGACCATCTTTGGTTTATTACCTTCATTCCATGTACGCCAAATATGGTTAGGAATGTCTTTCATAATTAAATATTCAATCGCCTCTTCTTCACTCATAGGAGGCATTGGTTCTGTATCATGTAACAGATAGCCACGAGTGTGCTTTTTAAATCCTGCCATTGCTTCATCTTTTGCGAGCTCATGATATACCCATACTGGTGGAAGAATACCACCATTCATTGCACATGCCATCCAATTTGGATCAGGTATAAGAACCTTCGCGGGTTCATCAATGCCATCTTCAAAGACAACACGATAGTCTGATTGGTATGGCTCAAGATTATCTTTTGCCCAACATAGTCTGTCAAATAGTTTTAGTTCTTTCAATTTTATCTTCCCCATAAAGCTAATTCACCAATAACACCATATCCATTTGTCGGTGTTGCTAGATTCCATCTATAGTACGTGAAGTATGTACCATTCGTAAATTCAAATTGGGCTCCGTGAGATGTAACATCAGTACCATCCGTGTATGCCGCATATATATCAGCAGTTGTGCCAGGTTTAGAAGGTCTGCTAAACTCTACACCTTCTGTTGCAGAATGCAGTGTAGTCCAATTTGAATTATCGTTTGAACCTTGTAAATTCCATGACCTAAATCTCATACCATTATTTGTAGAGTTGCTAGATGACGCTCTTTCAAACACTTGATATTTGCTAATTTTAACAGGGACTGGGAATTCAAATTGAACATAACCAGTAGCATGGTTTGCTCCATGCATCTGACCTGATGAACTATTATCAAAAAGACCAGAACCATTAGTACTACCATTTAACAGAGAAAGAGATTTTGTAAATGTAATATCACTATATTCATATAATGCATTTGTTCCATAGCCAATCAATAACTGAGGAGCCGTTAATCCACTATAGTTTACAGTTGACTGTTTACTTAAGATATTAACTCCATCACTTGCTTTAAATGTATATGTAAATGATCCACCATTTGAATCTTGAAGATTGCCTGCAGCCACCGCAGACCAAACATCGGTGCTTGATTTTGGTGTAAATGTAAATGAACTTGAATCTTGAGTAATCGTCACAAGATATTGTGCAGAATCGGCAGCAACACCTGAATATATGATAGGCAAACCCTCTGAATCTTGTGCTACAGCACTAACCACTAATGGAGTTGCACTATCAACGATATTAAGAGGATTAGCTGGTTCAGTAGTCCAAGTCGGAGTATTGTTAACAATTGTGGCAGAATACCATCCACTGCCATTATGGATATACAAACGGTCAGTTGAGTTTATAAATGCCATACTTCCTTCTGTAACACCAGATAAAGGAAGATTGCCAATAGAATCATGCACAGTAAGTCCGGGTGGAACATTGTCTAGGCTTGCGCTTTTCACATCACCAGTACTAGTAATTAGGTTTGCAAGCAATCGAGTTTTACTAGTCATTATGCGAGGTCTCCTAAACAGGAGTGTGTATTATTAGCTGTATCAGTATATGTACCAGAAGAAGTAAGAGTAGCATGCCGCAACGAACTAGTTGCTGCTTCGAAGCTCCAAGTTTGTGCAATTGCAGTTGTTGAAGCGTTGCTAAAAGAGGATCCTCGTGGTGCTGACATATTATCGGTACTGTTAAAACTATTTGTAAAATTACCAATATAATCACCATTTCCATTATCGGCGACTGTACTAGTATTAAGACTGCCTCTTATTGCAACAGTTCCTGTACCATCTACATGCACCCAATATTTAATACTACCATTCACAACAAACTGTGTATCGACAGTGCCTTCTGAACTGTGTTGAATCTGATCTGCTATTATTTTACCGTATGCCATATTAACCTACCAAAAATCCTGAGAAAGAAACACCTCTGTCATTCAAAGTTATATTTGTATCACTTTCACTTCTAATCGTATGTTCTATTTCAACACCTGCTGTAAGTGAAGCTAAAAAACTGTTCTGAGAGTGATGAAAGTCAGTTGGAGGCGCGCCATTAATTGCATAACTCTGTGCATACAAATTATCAGCTTCTAATGTTCCCTGACCATTACCACTGTAATTAACAACTCTTATACCTCCTATAATATAATTATTTGCGGAAATACTTTGTACTCTAAGTGAAAAATTTAATTGATACAAACCAGTAACTGGCACTATGAATTTATTATTGGCCAAATCATAATCACCACCTCTATCAAAAATTTCTATTCCATTAGAATTATAATCTACAGCTACAGCGGCCGATGCAGCATTCAAACTTGTTATCTCAGAAGTTAGTCTAACAGAAAATGCACACATATTAGGTCTAAGAATTTGACCACCTGAACTTTGTATTCTTGCTGCGGTCATGCGAGGTCTCCAAACCAAATAATACATGCCATATCTTGATCAAAAAAGTTTTTGTTTCCGTCATTTGTAAACAATGTTCTAGTTCTATGTGAACTTGTTGCCCAAATATAACCTTTTATAGTATAAGCTGTAGCATCATTATAATCATTATCATCAACACCAAATGAATACATGTATCTAGCATCTAGCCAAGATGAAGTAAAATTAGCAGTAAAATCTCCATCACCATTATCTGTCGATGAACTTAAATTAAAACTTTTATGCATGGTCGCAAGATCTTGATCGTGATGTTGATATGCCTTCGCACTACCATTCGTCAAAAAAGTAGAGGCGACCGTATTTCCGTCGGTATCTTGTATAGTTCCTACTGTAATTTTTCCTGTCATCCTATTAACCTCACGTACGCTCCACCTACAGTGGTATTAGTAGCATCTCCATAAAGCCGTAGGCTAGCGGTATGAGAGACAAATTTAACTGTAGAATTAGCATTTAACTGATGTAAGCCTGTACCACCAATTGCTGACCAAGTTTCACCTGTTGCTTGTTGGGCGTAACCAATTCGATTTATATCAGTACCATCAATGTTTAACAAAATTCCACCAGTAGTACCAGATATAAGCGAAATATGGATCTCATATAGTCCTGCAACTGGAACAGTCATTACACCGCTTGATTCAGTAATACCTCTACTAGCGTTTACCCGCCAACCAGTAATAGTAACCCCTACATTATAAGTAGTGTCAGTGTTTCGAAACAATTGGATAAATGGTAAGTTTGGATATGTGAGGTGACCTCCTACATTTTTTATAGTACTCATGCGAGGTCTCCGTTTGTATGCATCATTACGTCATCAGGGTTTTGAGCACTGTTATCTGTATTATGCATGGTTCGAACTTGAGTTGCACTAGTTAATTTATTAGATGCTAAATATTCGCAAAAAACACATTGGCCATGGCCAGATCCTTGAACACATCCACTATACGCATAATCATCATTGCTCATATTACTAGTAAAGGCAACTGTTGTATATGCAGATGCTTCATCAGTCAGACTGCTTTGATTAAAACTACCAGCAACTGTCAATGTACCACTTTGATTCCAACTGGTCCAATGTTTTGCTGCAGACTGCTGTGTCAGCGTGACTGGGCCACCCGATGATGTTTCTACTTTATTTGTATGTAGCGTACTCATGCTATCACCAATGTTGCACTATCGTTAATTGTTACAGTTACACCACTATCAATAAAAATTGGACCAGCAACCAATCCGTTCTTAGCAGAGTCAAGTGTATAGTTTGCAGATATTGTATGACTATGTTCTCTTACAATACCATCAATACCCACAAGAGTTAAGGTACCAGCAGAATCTACTCCTCCTCCGCCTCCGCCCCCGCCGGAAGCAGTAACAACTTCAGCATCAAGAGCTGCTGGTTTGCCAGTTACTGTAAAGTTTCCTGCAACTAATCTTGCTTTTGATTGAGCCATTTACCTATAAATCTCGTTACTAGTGATATAAATTTTTTGATTAGTCTTTACGTGAATTGCCTCATAAACTGGAATTCCAAATACTTCTCCAACAGGGTGACAATCATTATTGACCCGTACTTGATCTTTTTTCCATACAATATCATCACATGTCTTATTTACTAATTTATTTTCATGTATACGATATACGCCTGGTGCTAAAGATCCATCATCCATCATAAACCAGTCATTACTTTCTAAGACAAATTCGAGTCTATCAATGCCAAGTTTTTTTGTTATGCTATTAATATTTTCATCTGTTAGTTTATATTGTTCTTTAATAAGGTATAAAGCAGATGCAAAACTGCCGAGCTTGCTACCACCACCAGGAATATTTGCAACCAATCTCTTAATATTTGCACATAATCGTATAAAAGGTGTATAAGCATCTTTCTTTTCAGAGCTGTCGAGTTTGGTGTTTCTATCTCTCTTGCCTTGTTCATCAATAATACCGAGTTTATACGCATCCCACTCCTTCCAGTCCATAACTAGCATTTTAATAAATCTAAAGGTATACGTTAGATCCGCAGCTTTTTTTATAATTCCCATCATATCTTCCTTAAAAATTCTACTACAGCTTCATCCATTTCTATTCCAGTTATCTCATCATTTTTGATATAACTTAAATAAATTAAAAATGGTTTTACTATAGGCCAATGCTTTTCATCTAATTTTACCTTTAACATATTTAAGGCTGGTTCGATACCAAAAACGTTGAATATAACTATGATATGATTTAGTATTAATCTATCAGCTAAAATCTCCGTTTCTAAATATCTATTAACCAGCCTTTTAATATATTTAAATCTTTTTAAATCTTCATAAAACTCCTCGATATCTGAAAAGTTCGGATTATAATAGTGTTTAGCCGCGTATAGCGGTAGATTTTTATCATTTAATAATATCATAGCAAAGGTATTTATCTAACCTAATAGCGTTCTAACCTCTTCAACTAAATCCTCTTTAGTTTTTCTTCGATCTAATTCAACACCGTGTTCACGGGCTAAAAGTTCTAGTTCAAGTTTAGTCATATCATTTAGATCGTTGAAATCTACAACCTCTTCAGATTCAGCATCCATCAATTCTACAATTGCTTCTTCTTCGTTAACAGGAGCTTCACGCAAAGTTTGTGCCCGTTCAACTCGTGGTCTACGATCAGCCGCAGATGCATACTTACCTACACCATAGAACTCATCAATTGCTGGTTGTGAAAGCTTTTGTGCCTTTAACAATTCTTTAGTCCTTGGATCTCTCCATCCTTGCGGTGTTGGAATTGCATTTTTAGCATAATTTGGTGGCTTGATTGCCATATCATATTCTCCTATATCTTATGATGTTGTAGATCGCCTTTTTCCATATCGGGATCATAATGTTTCTTCAAAAATTTATGCATATGATCGTTATCTTTATGACCTAAATGCACAACTGGATGCCCACCACCCGGTCCTTTTGGATCGTGAATCTTTGCTTTGATACCAGCTTTCTTAGCATGGGCCATAAACTTTTTTACAGTATGCTTACCATCCTCGGCGTAATCAAGTTCATGCGTATAGCTTTCGTCAATATCTT